GTTAATAAACCACTTGTTTCTAATGCTACAGAAACTTCAGGGGTTGGATTGTTTACATTAAGATTAACCTCGCCATCTTTTACAGATTTTACAAAGGCATCATCATTTAATCTATCGATAATTTCTGTTTCAGAAAAAAATTGGTCATTAACTTTATATTCAACACTACCTTCTTTTTCTTGCACAGAAACATTATCTAACTTGGTATCTAAGTTGGTATCTTTCTGTTCTTCGAATACCATAGATATCTGGCCATTAATAGCATCTATTTGAGTTTGTATTTCGTCTCCTGCTTTTTGCGTAACAACATCGTCAACAATAATATCCTTCTTGCTATCCATTAATTTCTTTTTATTGTAGACAAGATCAGCAAGTTCAATTCTTTTGTCTTCACTTATGTTTTTAGGTAGTCCATCTACAACTTTCTTATATTCCGCTACCTTTTCAGTTACAGCTTCAAGCTCTCCTGGCTTCATTTTTTCAGCAACCTCTGGCTTCGTTATGAATTCCTTGAATTTGTCTACATTGTTCGCAGCACTATATAATGATTCCGCTTCTAATCTATTTCCGCTTCTTATTCCCTTTGAAGAACCTATTCCTGATACTATAGATGTAAGTAATACCTGCTCTAATATCTCATCTTGAGTAACCTCTAAATCGAAAGTATCATCTTGATTCTTTTTATTGAATAAGTATTTAACACCTAAATCACCAGCCGTCTGCATTCCTTCTTGTATATTTTCAGCAAGTACTTCTTTAGCCATAAATTTAGTTCCCTCCTTAATAGCTTTTTTCATGCTTACACCATCCTTCACTGCTTCAACAACAAATTTAGTAAGGCCTTTCTTAGCTCCTTCACCAAAAATATAAGACTGTGGATTTATTAGCTCTAAAGCTGAGGTTACTAATGAAGCGGAGTTTGCAAAATTATTTGCTTCATCGTTAGACAACCCTAAAGATTTTGCCTCCTGATAATATCCATTCTGAGACAATGCAAAAGAACTTGCTATTAAACCTGCTCCTTGAGATAGTTTTTGTGATATTCCTGCTGTTTTCAAGGCTGCTCCTGCTGTAGCTCCACCACTAAGCAATCCAAACATCTGAAACAATGTTTCAGATACTTTTGGGACAAGTTTTTCACCTTTAATATCTCCATTCTCTACTAATCCACCTTTTAAATCTGTAGGTGTTTTAAATATGCTACCAGATTTTTCTGTATCAAAATATCCTGTAGCCCAATCAGAAACTATTTCAGCCCCTCTCTCCGTAGCTTCGTCTGGAGATAGCTGTTTAGCTTCATTTGCAGCAAAATTAACTAAGTCTCCAACCATTCCAACAGCAGCTCTACCTATAGGAGCGACAACTTGATTGTACAATACATTTGCTCTTGCAGCGTCACCTTCAAATCCAGGAAGCAATGCTTTTGCCTTTGCTTGCTTGTAATCTTCATCAACAGCTTCTTGAGCAAGTTTTTCATCGATAAGTTTTTTTCTGATCTCAGGATAATCATTAATAACATTTTTAAGCCTATTATCAAGTCTTGATTTTTGACTCTCTAAAACTTCTATATTGGCTATGTCTTGGTCAGTTATATTATCAACACCTTTCGATGTTATAGCATTCATTTTTGTATCTATAATTTCACCCTGATGTAATAAAGCATCTTTCATGAAATTCATAGAATTCTCACCTTTAAATGTAGTTGCTTTTACCTGCAACTGTAAGTCTTCAAATTTTTCAGGATCATTCTTGTATAAAAATGTAAGATAATCTTTTTTTACCTTATCTGTATTTATACCAAGCTCTACTGATTTTTGAAAGTCTTGCTCAGGAAATAATATTTTAGAATCAACATCAGCCTCTTCTTCGGTTTTACCACCTTGAATTAGCTCGTTTTTATATAGGTCTGCGTTTGCAGTTTGCAAATTTTGAAGTATTCTTGGTGTATTAAAATCAGGGGTTACATCAAGTGGCTGTTGAGTCTCTGATTCCAATAGTAATTCACCCCTTGTTGGAGGTGGTACAATAGGTATTTCAGCTCCTGTTTTAACTGCTAAATCCTCCCCTGTAATAGTAAATGGTGTTTCAGTCTTTTGTGGTACACCCGAAGTAGAACCTTCCAATTCTGATGTAGAACCAGCCGAATCCAACTGTGAAGGAGTATTCGGAGTTGTAGCTTCTACGCTTTGACTCAGTTGTGTCTGGTCTTTTTTTTTTAATAAAAAAGGATTGCCTACTTCTGAAGTTTCAGTAGTAGATTCTATAGTTGTTGTTTCAGTTGCTGGAGCAGGAAATGAGGCTGACTCTTTTTTTACTCCTAATACAAATGGATTATTTTCGTTGTTTTCCGCCATGATTTATTACCTCTTTCTTTGTGCTGATTCTTTTTTTCTTTTTGCTGATCCTAAAAATTGTTCTGAATTTATTATATCTCTGGCCTCATCATTAAGTACGATATCATTCCCTTCTTTAGATAATTCATTAACAAACTCATCAACATCTTCAAGTCCTGACTGATTAAATGCATCAAGGAATTGACCTCTTACGTTTGAGTTGTCAACTAACAATTTATTTCTTTTAACACCTGAAGAAACATTATCAAATGCCTCTACTGATAATTTTGCATCTTTTGACAATCCTTTTATAGAGCCTTTTACATTATCGTAATCAACAGTAACATCTTCTACAGACTCAACCTCTTCACCTGTTGGGCCTTTTGTTTTTGTTGTTACTTGACCTCTCGCTACATTTCTTGTGACCCCATCAGCTCCTGTTATAGTGCTATATTCAACTACCGTAAAGTCAGATATTCCTTTTCTTGTTGTAAGCTTTCCATCATCCCCCAAAACAATTAAACCATCAATTTTAACAGGCTTACTTTGTGTGCTTTTTGATACAGGTACTGATATTGATGTTTGATATTGATTTCCTCCTACATTTATAACTTTAGGTTCTTTTGACACAGGGACATCTTCCACTTTATTATAACCATCTCCTTGTTTAGGCTTGTTTTTAACGGTAGCTGTTCTTTTATCAACCTTGCCTTTAAGGGCCATTATCCTATCGAATATTTGGTCTTCAGTTATCTCTCTGTTTCTAAATGAAGCGTTTTGCTTAATAGCTTTAGCTTGTGCCCTTGCTCCTTTAGAGAAGTCTTCTTGATATCTTGTGGTCTGTAAATAGTTGTCACCTCTATCTCTTACGCCTGCTGTTTGAAGTATTTCTCCTTCTATATTTTTCAAAGTCTCGTTATCTTTAAAATACTGGTCAACAGATTGAGATGTTTGAAGCTCATTTAATTTATCTCTAAAGCTTGCAGCCCCAAAAGCGTCACCACCTGTAAATTTACCGCTAAGGTTCTTAAATTCACTATGAAGCTTTAAAGTGTCATCAGATACATATTGATCACCTTCTTCAATAGCTTTTTCTACTTCAGCATTTAAATCTACAACTTGGTCAACCTCTCCTGCTAATATTTCAAGATTGTCCATTTGCTGAGCAAATTCCCTACCTATTTTTGTAGATGGGCTTGTTAATGCGGCCATTGCAGCTTCCCTACTACCATATTGCTCTTCAGCTCTTTTTATGAAAATATCTGTAAAATCATTAGCTGTGCTAACTAAGTTTTGATTAAATCTTGGATCCTTCGATAATGCAGGTTTTTTTAATTTGAACCTACCTAAGTCTTCAGCTCTTTTTAATGCTGCTTTTTGCTGTGCTTCTCTACGTCTTTCAAGTGCTGCAAATGGGATATAACCACCGCCACCAACGTAAATACCTCTTGAACCTGTTAATTGACCTGAAGTACTACCTACCTGAAGAGGTTGGTTATATCCTGGCATAAACATTTCATTAGTAGCACCTGCAATAGCAGGAGCTTGACCCCCAAGAGGATTTATTTGGTTTTGAATAAATTGAACATCAGAATCTGGAGCCATACTGCCTACTGGGGAATACTGACCTATAGTTGCGTTGTCTATATTGTTTTCTACAGCATTTCCATTACTGTTTGGAGGCAAAATAAATTCATTAGGATTTAGCACTTCATCATTATTAGATGGTGCTGTCACATATTGATTCTCATTAATTAATGTCTCGTCTTGTAATGCCATTTCCTAATTGTTATAATTGAAACCCATTTCCTAATTGCTGAAAACCTGGATTACCTCCGTTTGATATTCCTTGTTGAAATTGCCCTCCCATATCTCCTACTTGCAAAGGAGGAGCTACAGGTAATTGTGTTTGTCCAAGACTATTCATTCCGTCTATAGGAGACTGACCTGCTCCCGGAACAGAACTCGCACCACCGCCAACTTGACCATTACCGCCACCACCAATTAAAGCAGGTAGTGTAGCTATTGTTCCTGATATAGCTGTGTTTAATAACTTGTCTGACTGAGCATTTTTTGCTCTTGCAGTATCTTGAGTATTAATTCCAAGCTCTAATTTTCTTTGTGCTATTCTATTCCCTAACTGAGATTGTAAGTTCTCAAAGAAAGGTAATCTTTGTTGAGATTGAGCGAAAGCACTATTTATATTTTTTCCTGTATTCCTTTGTGCTCTTAAGAATGCAGAAAGTGTTGCACCAACATCACCACCAGTGAACTTCCCAAGCTGTCCTTTTGTTGTTTCTCCTGTTTTCTTTATTTCAGATATATTCATCTGAGTTAAAGGGTCCCTACCTTGCGATATTTGATCTCTTGTTTGCTGAATCTCTTTCATTCTTGCTACTTGAGCAGGATCTACCATTGGAACTTCAGGTTCACTCTGTCTTGCTTTCCCTATTAATCCACCAGCTATACCTCCAAGCCCAGCTCCAAGCGTTGCTCCTAATGGACCACCTACAGCCATGCCTATACCTGTTCCTGCTAATGATCCTATTTGTGATTCTAAAGCCATAATTTATTCTGTTAGATTAGCAAATATAACTATTTTTTTTATTACTTAATAATCTTGTATTGTATAGTTGTTGTTACAACTTTAAAATCTTCTGGTTTGTTATGTATAACTCTTACTATTAAGCATCTTTCTTGAACTCTATCTCTATTAGGTGATACGGTAGCGTCTTTTCTTCCTATGAATTGCTCCCAACCATCATACTGCTTTAAGAATAGTGTTCCTTGAGTAAACTGACTAAGAGAGCATAATAAAGTCATGTCTTGATCATAAAACTCTATTGATGTTGGTTTCATCTCCCCTCTAACTCCTGATTGAACTCCAATTCTTATAAACTCCTTTTCAAGAGATATATTTCCTGGAGAAAAAGCTGTTGTTAATTCATAAATTATATTTGCATTATTTATTACATAACCCTTATCAAGCTCAAAGGTCTGAAGGTCTCTTGCTCCGAAAATTTTATTTTCAGACATGTAATACTTGTCAAATCTATAATCAAAAGACCCTTCCCATAAAGCATTCTCAGAACCGTAAACAAAAAGCTCTCTTGATTCGTTATTTGAATCCTCTATATCAATCCAGTATTCATTATTGTTTGGATTTATAAATCCAGAAAGCTTACCTCCATAACCAGGAGCTAATCCTTTTAAAAATGGACTTAATCTGCTTAGGTATTTATTTCTACCAATATCTTTTATTTGATTGTCAGATAGTGAATATACAGATTGTCTATTTGGGAAGTATAAAACTTCAACTTCTACAGACCCTGTTTCTGTAGGCATACTTATAGTTCCTTCGCCCATACCTCTCCACATCTCATCTGTAGAGCCAATACTCTTACTCAGCCAATATTCCCCTGAAATAAACTCATCTACATTTGTTGTAGTTAAGTCATTTGCATCTATATTTGAAAGTATAGCTTTTTTAGTAAGCAATAAGCATACCCCTTTATTTGTTATAGCGTATAGATTTTCACCCTTACCTCCAGTTGTAGCATCCCAAGCCTTTTTTATAGCTCCTTGGTCATCGGCAATATCTATCCTATTTGTACTTGTGAATGTTTTCAATCCAGGAGAATCTTGCACATTTATAGCTCTTGGTAGACTCCATATAACCGCAGTGCAAAACTCATTGTTTTCAGTAAACCCAAATTCAGGTTTACTAAAATATTGAATAGGACCATCGTAAGAATAATCAATATTCATGTTTTGCTTAAACCTAAATCCACCATAATTGAATATTAAAGACTCTCCAATGCCATAATCTTCAAAATACTCTGGATATACTGTTGTAGGAGGATATCTATGAGGCCTCATTACATAGTTTATAGTCGGGTATGACTGATTGTTTTGGTTTTGGTTTGAGTTTTTAGCGTAGTTCACAGCTAACCTTGTCTCACCTGCAAACATAATAAGCAGTTGTCTTATATAACTAAGCCTCATTGATGAATCTTGACCAACACCATTAAATCCTGAAGAAAAGTCTAATTTATTTACAGGCTCATAATATCTTGGGTTTGTATTGTATCTATCGAATGGGAAACCTGTATTTAATATGAATTGATTTGCAGGATTGAAGTCATCAGGGTCATCTGTAGTTCTATCTATTGGACAGAAAACATTCTCAGCAACAACACTATCGCCTCCAAAAACCTGAATAGGTCTTCTATCATCATATCTTACAGTTATAAAATCATCTGCTGTCGGATAATAAGAAGGCACATTAAATTCTAATGTGAAATTCCTATTATTTGTATTTGTATGAGTATATAATCCAACGACCTGAACTCCTGGCTCTGGGACATAAAATCCATTTGAAATAATATCATTAATTATATTTGTTATTTCCAAAGGTGTTTTATAGGTTACATTCATCCATGTTTTAGAAACACCTAAAGAGTCAACCATATAAACATAAGAAAAGAATCCAGCAAAAGATCCTGATGGCGACAAATCAGGAATACAATCTTCCCATCTCTCATCAACAAGTTCAAATGATTGGTCTGGAGTTGAATCTCCAACACCTATTATGCTCTCTATTTTTTGAAAATGACCTGTAGATTTATAATTTTCTACATTTTTATCTCTTATTTCAGCACCTGTGTTTATTATATTTATAATATAAAATGGTTCGTGCCACTGTCTTGTATTTGGATCGTCAAAATCTTTTGTAATTGCTGTGTCTCTAATATAAACATCCTCATCAAGCTCTAAATCTATAACACTACTTCTTCCTTCTGTTCTTAATAATGCTGACTTCAACTTTATCTCTTTATTTCCGTTACCACCAAAAACACCACCTGAAGCAGGGTCTGCATTTCTATATTTATTATGTGCAACATAATTTTTACCTCCAGAAGGGACACCCATACCGGCCCATTCACCACAATTAATCTGACCTTCATCATGAAGAACTCTTGCGTAAGTTATCATATCTAAACTCCTGTCATCTGTCAACCCTTTTTCAAAGCTATATACATTAGAAAAGAACCCTAATGGAGACACAAGCTGAACACTATAATCTTCTGGATTTGCAACTATATCGTTTATTAATGAAGAATCCTGAAGAGCTAAATCACCAGTATAAAACCAAAACTTATTCTTAGCTTTTGTCGGTAGTGCTGTTGTTATACCTACACCTCCCAAAGAAGGTGTTATTGCTCCAGGAGTTAACGAATAAACTCCTATGCCTTGAGCAAGAACTCTTTTTGCAGGGTCTGTTCTTCCTACCGAAAAACCTTTAGCCCATGAAGGTATGTTTTTAATACCACCAACAGCAAGTCCCATAGTGTAGTAATTTGGGGCATAAGCAAGTGGGTCATAATTGTCAAATGATCCACCATGATAAGCTCCTATATTTATCCTGTACTCCTGTCCTCTTAAGTCTGTATCAGATTTTGATACTGGACGCATAGGTAAATACCCAAGCTCATTACATTGAACCTGAGACCCAAATATAGGAGGTAGAGGGCAGAATGGTAGTGTAACTGCAGATAAGGTCTTACTACCCTGTATAATTATATTTTTAAATGCACATAGGTCTGTTTTTCTTGTTGCATTCTCATTATCAAAAACCTCGAATGTCTGGTCTACAGAACCAGTAACTGTTGCTGCAGTTGGAGCCCCTAAGTAAGAATATGTTTTTGAGTCAGCAGAGAGAGGGTCTCTTCTGTTTGGGAATTCATAGTTTTCAAATCCAGGTATAGCCTTTGCAAAACTTGTATCAGCACCTGAGCCAAACAGGGTAACTCCAAAGCCATATTTCTCTCCTCCTATATATCTTTTGTTATAAGTGTGATTATAAGGGTCTTTAAATCCAGTTTTAAACAGCTTCTTTACTACAGGTATAGCATTTTCTGTACCTATCTTCTCGAAAGTTATATTATCAATATTTCTTGACTCAAATCCAACATTCATCAAAACAAGTCTTTTGTCATGATATCTTATTGCTTTAGCTCTATTTATAATGGCTAAATCATTTATTTCATCCTCCTCAGTTATTGCATCATCAACGTTTGAGTCTACAGGGTCTATAAATTCTCTTACAGATATCTCTCCATCAGATATGTCTATTTTAGCGACAATAAAAGAATCTGGAGTTATTACGTTTGAAAGTTCCTGATTATAAGATTGTCTTCTTATTTCTAAGAAATCAAAATTGGAAGAATTGTTTACCCTAAATCTCAATTTTATACCATAATTAGAGCCATTTAATACATTAGAGTCTCCACCTATAGTCATAGATCCTGGATATACGTTTCCTGATAAGTTTAAATTTTCTACAACAGGAATAGGGGGTGTAGCTGGAGTCCAGTTTGTTCTATCTCCATCAGCCGTTACATATCTTAAAGAATATATGTATGAACCTATAGGTAATCCATTACTACCACCCACATCAACAAGACTATCAAATACTGGTATATTTAAAGGGTTGTCTAAATTTACAGTGTATAGTGAAGGGTTGTAGTTTAAAAAATATTTATCAGGATTCGTAACCAACGAATCAATCATGTCTTGAATATTATAAATCAATGGAGGCGTGTTGTTATCTGTTATAAAAACTTCACCACCAATACAACTTTCATTTTTATCTATTTGTAAAGGGAAATCAACTAAAAATGGTAACTTGTCAGACATTGAAACTATTACTCCGTCAATAGTAATAATAGGATTCTCAGCACCTGTTTTTTCAACCCAAACCTCAAATTTCTTATTATTTACAGAAGTAGCCCCTATGCATTCATATATTCCTGTAGCTACATTGGAATGTACTAATTGCTCTCCTTTTATCTTTTCTGCAGCAGCTCTCTCGCTTTTTATTGAAGAAACTCTTAGATTACGCCCATCAAGATACTCGCCACTCTTAGAGCTTGCTCCAAGAATTTCTTTATCTACATCTTGATTCGCACCTCTATCATTAGAGCGTACTTCTTTTGGGTGGTTTTCTTGTTTCATTTTTTAATAATCTAATCTACCTAAATATTCTTTCATATCTTCTCTCGCTTTCGAGTCCATCGATTTAGCTCTTAACTCAGCTTCAGCCCAAAGCCCTGTGTAAGGTCTTCTTAACTCTGAATTATTCATAGAATATAGTGTTTGCCATTTATTAAATTCCGCCCCTTCAGACATGGCCATTTTAACCTTAAGAGCAGAGTCTAATACCCATGACTTTATGGCTTCCCTATAAAGCATTGGTATAAACGGAGTATCTCCTATGTTTCCTCCTGTTCCATTATAAACTATAGCTACATTTTCAAAAGAAGGACAATTTGAACTAAGCATTATTAATCCATTCTGAATATTATAATAGTACAAATTATTTAAAGATGAATTTACATTAGCTCTTCTTAATGAGTTATCTGGCATTCCATTTGAACCTAACAAAGTTCTGCTATCATAAAATGGATCCGTATTTTTCCATCTATCTCTTGCTAAATACCCATTACCTCTTGTAAAGTAGTTTCTTTTCCAGTAGACATTTACAGCATTCGATATATCACATACAGGACCACTAAACAAATACATTTGTCTTATATTAAACATACCTAAAGGCATTTCTAAGCATAAGTTTTTTGGTACAGGGAATGTTTCTGTTTTTTCGTCAAAGAAAGTGTCAAAAGCAAGTTCTTGAAGTGCTTGCTGAATAAGAGACATATAATAACCTTCTGAGTTATCTTTGAATGATTCATCACCAACAAATTTTAATACATCCGCTAAAATTTCTTTTGGTGAAACGCTGCTATGTTGAGATATATTCATTATTTATTTGTTGTTTGGTCTTCACTTAATTCATTAACACTTACTAATTTATTTGTTGGTATTGACTTCTGTTGATTATTGACATCATCATTACCATCATTTAATCTTTCGTTAGGCATTAGTAAAGCCCATCTACCAAGATCAAGAACCTGTCTCTTTAGTATTATCATTAATTCTTCAGGGAAATCAAATGGAGCATCTAAATCTATTTCAGTTACAGGGTCTAATGTAGCATATATTCCAACCTCCACATTCTTAATTTCAACACACTCTATACCTAATAAGTAAATATAATCTCCAACTCTATAAAAATATGGATTTGAAGGACTTGGTGTTTCATATTTAGAAAAATAAAGTCTTCTTGATTTTCCAGGTGTAGTTCTATTGAATACTACATTTGTAAAAGCAGGAGGACATCCAGGAGGAGCACAATCAATACTGTATGAAATATATTCTATACCTCCGTCTTTATCATAATCATATATGGTTTTTGGAAGAAAAAAGAACTTTCTATTCTTTATTTCGTTTGGATTTTTACTAACATTCCTTATTTGAACAGGAATTTCATCAAAAGTAGAAAGGAAAGCACCTGAATCTCTTTTGCCTATATGCTGAGATTTAAGCCTATTTCCAATAAGAATAACCCAAAAGGCTACTTGAGACTTTTGAACCTTTTTATCGTCAACTATTTGACCTAAATCAACTGCTATATCATCAACTATATGTCTTAAAAGAGTTCCCATATTAAACCATCAATTTTACTAATGTTGATACGTCTTGAGCTGTAACTGAGAATAAATTAGTATTATCACCTTGTTTATAAGAGATAAAATTTAAGGCTTTTTGAAATAATAAATCAAAAATTGTTTCAGGGAACTCGATATTATCACTAATATTAACAATCTTGTTAGGATTTTTAAGTAGTGTTACCGCAACAAATTCACCAGGAACATTAGGCCTTATCTGTATTTCTTCTCCTCCAGCATTATAATTTGACGAACCGTAATTTCCATGACCAAGATACGCATAACTTTCTAATTGATTGCTTAAAATTTCATTTCCTGCAGCAAAAACATTTTTTCTGTTTTCATTCCACTCTTCAATAGTTAGTCTTTTTGCTGAATAGTAGCTATCAACATAAGATAAATCACCCCTAAAAACAGATGTTTCTGGCGAAGGTAAAGCAGGAGGTATTGTTGTTGGTGTTACTGTTGGTTTTGGGAAAATACCTAATATTGTCCAAATATCATAACCAAGAGCAGTAGTGTTAAAATGTATTCTTGAGAAAGAGTTAGCTTGCCAAATTGTAGTTTTGACAAGCTCTCTTAAGTCTTCCTCCGATAACTTATTATCTGAAAATGCTGCATTAAAAACCGCTACAAGCCAATCTATTGATGAATTTATAGCAGGTTTGAAATCCTGGTCAAACAAATACCTTTCAGATCCTTCAGCGTCAAGAACGCTTTTCATTCTGTCTACTACTGTTTGAGCATTTATCATTTTATTCTATTTTTTTTCAGTTAATAAATCTTGTTCTATTATAGATTCTTTAAGTCTTATTTTATTTGCTTGGTCTTCCTTAGCTATTTCTTCATCAACCTGCTTGTTTGCTATTGACAATCTAAGCATATTAATATCCTGAGAAGGCTCTATGTTATTTTGCTTAGCAATTTGAATTATTCTATGAACATCAGAACTATTTAAAACAGACATTACCCTTGCTAATTTTGCAGCTTTTCTTGAGTCTGCATTTAATGCATCCATGTGGCTAACAAAGAATATAGAACCAAAAGCTCTATGCTTTTTCAACCATTCAACTTCTTTCTTGCTATAACTTGTGTATGATGACAAGTTGTGAAGTTTTGTTTCATTTCCAGTTCCTGTTTTTCTTGTTGCTTGGTACACAAATTTAATGACATTTTTAAATGGTGTTTGTACTGCCATCCCTTGTCTTGTATCGTCAACAATAACATAACCAACTTGATGACAAAAGAACGAATAACCTTGTTCAAGATAATCTTCAGGGTCTATGTCTTCAATTTTAGTGTAAGTACCTTCTCCACCATACTTCTCTGAGTCTGGCTTCTCTTTTAGTCCAGCTACAAGCTCTTTCATTAATGAGAGTGCGTCTGTATTACCACTTACAGGTGATTGTTTCTCTTTTTTTAATTCCTCAAGCTCTTTTTTCATTTGCAAAATTAATTCTGCCGTTTGATCTTTGCCTGAATTTTCATTTATTTCTTCTATTTCGATACTCATCTTATTTTGTTTTTATTTGTTAAAAAAAGGGGCTGAACCTTTACTTGCTCAGCCCCATTATTATTTATTTAATTCTATTGGATATCCATCCAGAATGATCCAGGAGGATTGTTGAACTCTAAGCTCAAGTTTCCACCTACCCACCAGTCTGTGTAGTTTTCTCTTGTGCCTTTACTACCTCTGTTTAGAGTAGAACCCATTTCAACTGCAGGGATTCCTTTCATTTTAACAGGAGAGATAGATTCTTGGTCTAATACCAATACTTTTCTTCTCCATTCGTCAGGAAAACAAGAAGGCTCTCTGAATAATTCACAAGGAACTAATACAAAGTTCATTCCTCCAAACTCAATTCTTGATAAATTCAAGTTTGCAACTTCATCAGAAGGAGCATATCTTAAGCCTGGTTGCTTGTAAATTTTAGAAAACTCGTTAAGGATTTCTGCTGTTCCGTAAATGAAACGAGTACCACCCTCAACTTTAAAGTTTGTTTGGAAAGCTAAAGCTTCAAAAGCAGCTTGTAATCCAGCTACTGTAGGGTTTGCACTTGCAGAACCTGCAGCAACCATTGTAGGGTATATACCACCCATTGCTTTTGCAACTCTATTTCCAGATAATGGGAACTCACCTCTTTGACCATTGAAGTATGAGTTAAAGAAATCAACTCTTAATTGATTTAACTTTAACTTTTTATCTTTCGCAAGGTAATCAGTAGTTCCAGCATTGATGTATTTCTGCATCTCAACTCTATCCCATCTCTGAGCTCTTAAGAAGAACTGGATATAGTTGTATCTTGTGATTGTCTCCATTCTTCCGTAGTTAGCGAAATAATCCATACCATCAGACTCGATAGTAGATTGGAAAGCAAAAACATCACCAACCGCAACAGCAGGCAAGCCATCACTTGTTTGAGATGTTACAACAATTTGATTACCAGCACCAACTTGTGTAATAACACCTTTACTATTATCTGGATAGATAACAATTAAGTCCTCAGTAACGTGATCCATTGAAGCTGCTGTTAATGGGATAGTTTGTGTTTGAGAAGTACCAGCCACAGCAGCTTGAGCCGCAACAATAGCAGTAGCCTCAATAGGGCTTCTACCGAAAGTAGTTTCAAGGTATTCAAACTCATCAAGAGTTTTCTCTAAATAAGGCTTCATGTTAAGAAGCTTTAGAGCATTATATTGAGCAGGAGCTGCATCAAAGATTTCTCTTCGTACTGCTTTCTGAATTAAAATTGATTCCGCAGGTGAAAATGCTGATTCAACAGCATACTGCGACCCTTCAGGGTTTGTTTGTAAGTTCCCGAAAGGAGCATTACCAACGCCAGGTGTATAAGTAGTTTCACTCATGATATTTTTTTATTTTAAATTTAACTTTTTTTTAATTAATAAACTTTTCTTTGTCCTAAATCTTTAGTTAAATCATCTATTACTCTTAATACTTCTGGTCTTGCTTCTTCTCTTGTTGAACTCGATTTTTTGTTTTGCTTAGGCTTATTAGGAGTTCTTTCTAATATAGCTTGTCTTTCATTCGTTTCGGCTTTATGCTGAATTATATTCTTGTATTGCTTCATGATGTCGTGACCATGTTCTGCGTAACTAAGTTTTAACGCTGCATCTTCCTTGAATGTGCCATCTTCATTAAATAGCATTTCATTGATTTTTTGTATATTTAGATTAGCTTTAGCTTGTGCTATATAACCATCATCAATACCTTCAATGTTTTTCTTTAAATACTCTATAGACTTTTCTACAGAACTGTTAATTTTTTGAGCTCTTTCATTTGCTAACTCAACTTGGTTAGTTCTAAATGAATCCAAATCTTTTTTGTCAGCTTCAAATTTAGATTTAGCAGTGTTTATCGCTAAATTAATCGCCTTCTTAATTCCTGGATCTGCATCTTCAGAACCATAGTCCTCCCATTCTTCTTGAGAAAATTGACCAGGCAAATAATTATCTACAAGGCTCTTTTCATCAACAGAGTCAATATCTTTTGAAAAATCTAAATTAGGCTTACTAATTATTGGTGTTTTCCAGTCTTGACCTTTTAAGAATAAGTCTATACTTTGGTATAGCTCAGAAGGAATTGATTCGAAAACTTTCTTGTAGTTTTCATTTTCCTTAGATACTTCCTGTACCTGAGTTTCTACCTCTTTAAATTTCAAAGAACTTTCAATCAGTTCGTTTAAGTTGCTATATCCTGTTTTTTCACTTATAACCTTACTTAAAGCTTCTGTATCTTTTAATTCTGCAGTAAAGTCTTCACTTTCCGCTTCTTTCTTTTTATTTATCCCTTGTTTTCCTCCGAAAATAGGGCTTTCAATAAATAAATCATCTTCATTCGGTTCTTCTTTATTCGATTCATCTAAAGGTTGTTCCTCTGTATTATCTTCTTTCTTTTCCTTACTGTTGAGCGTTTCTGCTGCTATTTGCTCAATACTTTCTGGGTCTTTTATTATTTCCTCTTTGATTGGCTCAACAACTTCATCTTTGCTGCCTTCACCTCCCAATTCAGATAGACCTTGTTCTAATTCATTTGCACTTGATAATCCTGATAATGCTTCTAATGCTGACTGAGCAGCTTCAGACATGCCTGACCCTAAATGCTCTTCTGGTGCGTTGTTTTCTTCTGTCATAATAAAACTCTTTTGGCAAATATAAATAAAAATTTAATAATATTCATAATTATTAATTAAAATTCTTATTTGCAGTGGATAATGATTCTTTTAATGCTATTTGTTCCATCTTATTTGAGTGGTCCTCCATTTTATCTATGGTTCTCTCATTTTTTTGATCCTGCAACATTTTCTCGTTCCTTGCCTCTTGTTGAGCTAAAAGTTGTTGTTCCTGTTCAGCTCTTACTTTATTTTCTTTTGCTTCCTGTCTTTTTAGTTCGAGTTTCTTGCCTGCTTGCTCTCTAAGTGCCATGGCTACGTCTGAAGGAGTTGACCTTGCATATAAGTCAGAGTAAGTTGTTTCGTCTATCATTCCTGTCTGAAGGAATACGTTAAGCATTTGATCTCCTTGTGCAAATAACATGTCTTGAGCATTCTCTCTTGTAACGAAAACTCTAAAGTCTTCACCTTTCATGTCTTTTGATAGCTCAAGAACTTCAACACCGTCATCACCTACAGCTATAGCTAACTCTCTCTCGTTATCTATATACATTCTTTTTCCTACGGTAGCTGTATGCTGGTGTACTTGTAAGAAAACTTGAGATAATGCGTTATAAAATGGTTCTTGCATTAAAGAACCTCTTTGTATAAGCATTTGCGTAACACCTACAAGTTGGTCTGAACCTGTACTCTCTCCTTTTAATCCTTCATTTACTCCAGTATCTTTCTGGATTATACCTTCCATTATAGGGATGATATTGAATAAACTGTAAGTACCTTGTTTTGGTGTTGCGTCATAAACCCCTAATGAATTAGGGACCCCTCTACCCTTAGTTCTTATTGTTATTGGTTTCCCCTGGTCCACATCTCTATATAGAGCGTCTTCCCCTCCTTGTGCATCGATAGAATCTTTATCTATAACAACATTTGTTCCACCTGAATTGTTTATTTGTGATTCCGCAACAGATAGTATTCTATTTATAAATCTCTGAGGATTTATAGCGTCATCTACAGGGCTCATTATTTCTCCATCAACATAACCCCAAGTATAACATTTGAAAGGATATTTTACATTTGACAAGTCATCCCAATCTGTTTCCTGATAAGGATGTAGTCCATAATCAAGAACAATATCAGATACAACTTCTCCTGATTTAGCTTTTTCTTTCGATATTCCTATAGCTTCATAAGGTATGAATTTACAAAATCTAAGAACATCAATATACATTGATCTTTTCTTTGAACCATTAAACAATTTGTCATTTTTAGGTGTTTTAGGAGGTTCGATTAGATCTTCTTCAGTATATGGTTCTCCTGTCAATGGGTTTTCTGTTTCACCTAAATAAATAAGGTATGGATATCCATATTCATCCATAACATATCCTGCTGTTTTTTTCTCTTCATCCCTCCAGTAGGAATGACAAACAGGAATTTTAGTGTTCCCAATATTTTGATTAGAATTTTCATCGCTAAAAGTTGCGTTGTTTTGTGATTGTTGATTGTCAGAAACATATTTTTCTATTGCTTTTCTTTCTTCATCTTCTATGTTTTGATATGTTTCATATATATCTGTAGGAAGCATCCCTACGAACTTACCCATATAGTCAGAATCTGTAAGGTCATATCTTTTTGCAGACCTGTCAAAAAAGAAGTCCTCAGATTGAAGAACTTCGTATCTTTGATGTCCAGAATGTTCAAATGCCTCTACCACACAAAGACCAGAAAGACCTAAATTCTGAGATGCCATCACTTGCATTTCCTCAAGATTGTTTAGGTTCTTTACATACTGTATAAGTCTGTTTATGGTCTTTACGTATGAATCTACATATAAGTTTTCATGAATTTGTTTTGTTTCATCTTCAGTTTCACCTATAGACTTATCAGAATCTCTAAGTATTCTACCTAATGCAGGAAACTCATTAGCAATTCTTGTTTTTAGTAGTTTCTTACCAAGAGACTCTTCTCGTCTGTTTATGGCTTTCTTAGAAACACTTTTAGCACTTGCATTTATAGTCAACCTTATAGCGTTACCTCTATACTGCTCAATCATTGGGCGTATTAGGTTGTGTACTACTTTAATTCTATTTCTTGCTTGTCTTGTACTATCTTTTAAGAACGCCTCTAAATCCTCATCTTGAATCCACTGGTTTCCTTTATAGAAGTTCTTGTTTATTTTTGTTTTTGCAATGAAATCAGCATGAGATGCTGTTGATGAGTCTGCAGCTACAAATTTTGCGTATTGAAGGTGGTAAGACTTTTCTTTATCTTTAGTTTCAAGTCTGTTTGGTTTTGTTGTTGCTTCTGTAAGAAAGTAAAACATAATTATTACTGTTGTTTATGAAATGATTCAATTAACTCTGATGAGCTAATTTCTAATATGTCTGCGTCTTCTTTTTCAGATATTCCAAATCCTCCTTCAGATTGTGATATTAAAGCTGGTAATGTTTTTGATATTGTTGAGCATGAGTCTATATATGCCTTCTTTTTTGTCCAGTCTGTTTCTCCGTCTTTATTCAAAAAATCCATACTTAAATTAACATCTACAAGCTTCTCGTAATTTGACATGATTTTTTCAATCATCATTTTAGACCTTATTCTTGGACCAATCTCAAAAGTTCTCATTTCAGCTATAGCTGTTTTTACTTTTTCAGAAAAATTTCCTGCTATATATGTATTTCTAACAGCATCAGCTTTTTTTCCGAAAGATTGTTCAAGAGATAATTCTATTTTTTCCTTATCGTCTTCTTCGTATTTAAATGGACTTGCTTTACAAGCATAATACCACACAAACAAGGCTTCTGACCTTGATAGATTTCTAAAAGCATCTCTCTTTGCTAATTCTGGATAATCTAACAAAATACCTTTCTTTGTTTCTGGATAAAACATTGAAAGTCTTTTTACATATTCTACATTATCACTCATTAATATCTTTTTTGTTTTATTGGTCTTCTGTTAAGGTTTCCGCTTGAATCCCTATATAATTCGTACTTTATAACATACTTATCTTCCTCTGATTTTATCTCACGAGGAGTTAAGTGCTCATAAGATAAGCTACAAATGTAAGAAAAAACAACTGAAAATAAAACGTCATCATGAAATTTCCTTTTATCTGCAGTCCCCCAAGTTTCATTACCTTTTTCTGACACTGTACATATAAAAGTTCTAAGCTGAAGAAAGAATGTGTCTATCCATATATTATCTCCGTATGCTTGGATAAATTCAAACATCTTATTTATTATAAATCTTGTTCTTGCACCTCTATTGTCTATACCTTCTGTATTAGAACCTCCCTGCATGTATGGTGGTAATTCAGTTCTATAAACAAGACTATCATAAAAACCCTTTGTGTCTACATAATCAATATAAGCCATACCTATATTTGATTCTACTAATTCTTTAACTCTTTCTTTTTTACCTTCTGAAGCTCCATAATAAAGTCCAAGAAGCATTGTTTGAAGGAATGTGTACTTGTGATTACTATCTCTGTAATTCACTATTGCAGATACTGTTTTAAAGTGTGCATCAAAAATTGATGCTGACATATTAGAGTAACCATTATCTGATGCAATAGGATCGACTCCACTGTAATATCTATTTACCCAATTTCTTTTTGGATGCATAAATATAGTACACGAAGCTCTTGGGTCGTCATCAGCAGTTGGTACAAATGTAGCTCCAACTATTTTAAATGGGACATCATCATTTTCACCTGCTTGGACAGACGTATCAAATACTGGCTCAAAGAAACCTTTTTGAGGTTTTGTTACAGCAGGTACGTCTCTTATTCTTTCGAGAGATCTATTTATATAATCTATAGAAACAAGAGTTTTTGCTGATGTTAAGAACATATCCTCTATTATTGAAGGGTATGTCTGTCTAAATTGAACCATTTTTTCCTCTCTGTCTGGGCCTTCAACATTATATACAGCCTTTTCTTTGTCGTAGAACTCTTTAGTTATACCTGGTCTTGTTGTCCAGTCGAAAAATATAGGTATTATTGCACTTTCAAATTCTCTATCGGCCCATTTTTTCATGGCAGCCATAAATTCAAGCTCGTAAGCCTTACCTGCCTTATCCATTTCCCCACCTGTTCCCCAAGCTATGATTTGACGTTTGATTTCTATCTTTTTTGTATCAGGATTCTGCCAAAACATCGTAGGTCTTGCTTCACGCATCATTTTACCTAATATTCCAATATAACCAGCCTCATCTATCATTACAAGCTGTGGGGATCCACCATTAATAGCTGACACAGATGGTGCTACTACCTGAAGTTTTGAGTTTAATCCTCTTTTATCACCTTTCTTGCCTTTCTCACTTAATCTAAACAGGTTATCTCTATCGTTGCTTACTGATGGTTTTAGCCATTCTGGAAGTTCACTAAAAGGGTATTTAATTTTATCTTCAAAAATCTCTATCCCTGTATCTTTATCTTGTGTTATAAATTTCAGGAAGAAATTAGGGTATAATAGAATCTTTTTTAAAGCACATCCACCGAGAGTAGATGTTGCTGCTATCTGTCTTGGTTTACCAATCATCATTGAATAACCACAATCAAAAAGATAGCATATAACTTCATGTACAGGTTTTGCATCATAAGTCCTTGCTCCTGACGACATATCACCCTCTTTAAGCACGAGGTATTTATTTAAGAAATACAATGTATTTTCTTTACTCCTCTTCATTTCCCTTAAGCAGAATGTCTTTTTTTCGTCTATTGTTGCAAAATCATTTACAGATTTGTTTTCAGAATACCATTGTTCAGCTTGCTGAACGTAAAGCATAAACTTTTTATAGTTTGTCTTTTTCTGGAATCCAGTATTTATACTGTCAATCCAATCAATAAAATCTCTTTCGTGGTAAACTGTAGATGTTGGCATCCAGTCTTCCTTCTCAATATCGATACTTCCGTCAAACCTATAAGATGTTCCTTCTGTGATCTTTTTAAAGCCTTCTGCAGATTTTATTACTACATGTTTATCTTTATCTGATTTTAATTCTGATTCATCGACAATTTTTATATGCTTATCTGCATTTATAGCGTTGTCACTCTTTACCCTTGGGTCGGATATGATAGATACCTTTTCTTTTTGTATCTGTTTTATTTTTGGCTGACTTATGTAGCCATTTTTTTTCAGTAAGTCAATATCTTCTTTAGATATTTCGACTCCTGTTTGATATAGTTCGAATAAAAATTCTAACCTATTCTCTCTTACTATTTCATTTTTTATCTTCTGGTTATTATTCATCTGTTTATTTTTAAAAGGCCCTATGCTTTCACCTATAGGGCCTTTATAGTTTTTAATGGCAACAAAAAACTATTTTTCTTCTTCTTTAGAATCTTTTTCTACTTCAGTTTCTACTTCAGTTTCTACTTCAGCAGTTGTTTCAGCAAACATGCTTATAGCTTTATTTAAGGACTCTACGGCTACTGCGTGAGCTGTAAAGTAAGATTTTTTAAGCTCTATAAAAGATAATGATTTTGTAACTATTCTTTGATACTCACGTTTATTTTCTTCATTATTGAATTTAGACAATAAGACAGAGACGCTATTTAATGATCCAATTATCCTTGATATTACTGTATCATAACTTTCGTTTTCTTTTATAGAAAGATCTCCTCTGTAGAATGTGTTTCCGTCTTTTTCGCTATATTTAGCATACTGAACCTTGTATTCTATTTCTTTATAAAGAGATATAAGCATTTTAGATAACCCATTAATAGATTTTTCTAATTCATCATTAAATCCTTCTGGTAAATCTTCTTTATTTAATGTTGAGGCTTTTTTTGAAAGCAAGTTTACTCTTGCAACTTCTTTTCTTGCATCTTCTATAGATGCT